TGTTTGGCAGGCGTGCAGGATGGATCTGGCGGTCTGTGCCAGTGTGTGCGCGGCCGTTTCTGTTGGTGCCCACGCTTCGACGATGACGGTCGGTTGGTCGGTCACAAGGTCTCGGGCGGCGCCGCCGGAGCGCATGACGCGGATGAACGTGGCACCACTGCGTGGTACGCGGGTGGATACCGGGAGGCTGGCGTATCCGGCGGCGGGTAGTTCGGTGTCGAGGTGGTCGATTACTAGTTGTTCGATGTCGCCGAAGACGATCCGCTCGGTCATCTTCCGGCGTCCAGTGCGCGGGTCAGTGCGCGGTCGTTGGCTTCAGCTAGTACGGCTTCGCGGGTGGCGGTCCACACGGATGCGTGCGCGCGGTTCGGTCCCACGTCAGTCTCGGATTCGAACCCGTCCCCGGCGGCTGATGCGATCGCTGACGCGCGCCTTTTTAGGTCCGATTGCATCTCTTGGCCGCGCAGAAGGTCGCCGACTGTTTTGGTGTTCAGTTTCAGTTTCAGCATTCGGCTAGCCTTCCCAGTTGGTCAGGATCGCGGATATGTGCGACAGGCTTAGCCCGGTCCATATCTGCACGTCTGACACGTCGTAGATGTCGCCGACGGTGGATAGCGGCAGGTCGGGATCGTCGAGCGGTAGCGGTGTGCTTAGGACTGTGTTGACGGCATCGACGCGAATACGGTCGGTGTCGCGTATCCCCGTCCACGCGGGTACCCATATCTTCAGCATTGTTTTTGCTGCGTCGCGGTGCTCGAGTAGTTCGTCACCTGTGAGCGGTTGCAGGGTGGCGTCGGCGATGGTGACTTCTGTGACGTTGTCCCAGTCGGGGATGGTGTCGCCGTGGTCGTTGATCGTGCCCGCGCGTAGCCGGGTCACGTCCACGGTTGGCATCGTCACCGGATCAGCACGTGGTGGCGCGGCGGGCGGAATCGGTACGAGCGCGCTACGGCCTTGTCTTCAGGCGACATCGACGTTTGCGCGCCTAGCGCCCACGTCGCGTAGCTGTTCGATTCCGACATTGACCCGATGGTTTCCGAATGCTGAGTGACACCGGCCGCGGCGTTGGCATCGACCTGGAGCACTTTCATTGCGATCTCGGCGACTGTCAGTCTGACGAGATCGGGCACTGTGCCACCGAACCCGTAGCTGATCGTTGCGAACTCGTGGCTACGGAACCCGGCGACTAGTACCCAGTTACCCGACGTGGTGTACGTCAGCGCGACGGCGTCATCATCGACAACGGCGGTAACGCTGGTGACCGGGTGCTGCGGTAGCCATATGCGCCCGCCCTCGGACTTGAGCCGGACGGTGGCGGTTCCGGCGGTGAACTCTTGGCCGGACACGTCACGGAATAGCGCCGACGCTTTGTCTAGTATCGCGCCGACTTTCAGATCCTCGGCGGAGGTTAGGGCACGGCCTATGACAGCTTCCACGTCTGTATCTGCCGCTAGTGCGGTCATGCCCTAACCTCCATCTTCGAGTGATCTATTTAGCTAGTTACGCAACCTTGACGGATGCGACGGTCAGCCCGGCTGGACGTGTCACCTTCGCGCCGAACAGGCTCAACCCCTTGACGAGATCTGCGAACCTTTTCTCCATCCGAGCACTTTCGACGCTGGCGATCTGCGCGGCGAATGTGGCGGCGATTGGCGAACCGGCGATAGCGAGTTGGCCGCCACCGCTTAGTGCGACGTTGGTGACTGTCGCGGATGCGGTCTGGTTGACGGTCGTGACGGCGGTGGAGCCGTCGGCGCCGACGCTGGCGATAGCGTTGCTTGACGCGCCGATGCCGGTGCCTGCGATGAGCAGACCCACGTCACCCTGATTAAACGTGCCAGCCGCGGCGGTCAGGTTCTTACTGCCTGACGTGGTGGTGGCTGTGATGCTGCCACGGTTAGCCTGCGGTGCGTTGTTGCTCTTGAGCACCTGGAGCCCGCCAGCGGAACCGACCGCGCCATTGTGTAGCGCCATCGTTCCCGACTCATTCGCCTTGACGAATCGCGAATCGAGTAGGAGCTTGCCGTAGGCGGCCGGTGGAAGGACGATGAAACGGCCTTCATCTGGCACGTCGGCCTCGTCAAGTGCCACAGCGGTCGGCACGATCAGGAGGTCGTAGACGTTGGTGGACGTGGTGGCGTCGATAACGCCGAGCGGTGCTGCACCTAACGCCATCTGCGACGCGGTGTAGGTGTCGGCGGCGTTGGCTAGTCCAGCGCCGGAGCGTTCCATGGCCTTAGCCATGAGCCCGGCTGAGTTGTTGCCCTGAACCTTGTGGATGTCATCCATCTGGAACGAGAAGGACTTTGCCTGGTTGACGGACAGGGTTAGCTCTGCGTCGGTCAGTGCCTGAATGGTGAGGTCAGCATCCGCAACGTAATCGCTGATAGATGGGTCTGTGATGTCGATAATGTGGACGGTGTCACCGGCACTACGGATGTCGCCCTCGAAATCACGGTTGACGCATACGGGCGAACCGTAGACGTAGCGACGCTCGAGGACGGTCTGAATGCCAGACGCCCATACTTCGGACTGGAACTTTGTTAGAGCCATGGTTGGCTCTCCTTTCGGTTATGGCGCCTAAGCGCCGAGGATGTTTACTAGCCGCCCGGATGCCCGAGCGGTTTCGATCTCCGCGTACTTCTTGCCCGCATACAGCCGCCGCACGTCGTCTTCTGTGAGTTGGTTATCCACAATCGGCGCTTCGCCCTTGTTGCCCTGAACGTCGGCCGGTGGTGCCTTCGGTGTGTCACCTTTAAAGGCCTTGAGTGCGTCGGCAGATGCCTGCACTTCTTCCGGGGTTGATCCAGTGAGTAGCTCGACGGGCACACCCGCGGCACTCGCGGCCTTCGCGCGCATCGTTTCGATGGCGGACTGATTGGCGGCGTTCTGTGCGGCGGTGAGTTGGTCTTGCAGCTTCTGGATCTCGGACTTGTTCGCCTCTTCGATGTCGTCTAGGCGCTTGGCCTTGTCGGCATTGGATTGGGCTGCCGTCTCCAGCTTCTGGCGTTGGGCGGCGAGGGTTTTCACTAGCGGGTGATCGTCCGGAAGTTGCTCGTGCTGCGGTGGTTCGGGTGCGGTATCCGTCTCGGATGTTGCTGCGGTGTCTTCTGCGTCGGCCATTTTGTGTTGCCCCATCTCGGGTGGTGGTGGTAGACGCTTCTCGCGTCCACTAGCCCAGCCCGGAGACTGGGAAGATTTGTGGTGTTACCGGAATCCGGTTTTGTATCTGCGTGACGGGCCAGTAAAGGCGTCACTACGCCAAGACAACGTCGGGCCGTATTCGCCGTGTTCACGGATGGTGATTTTGCGCAGATCCTTCGCCGATCCGGTGGGCAATTTCAACCCGTCTACGTCGTCGTAAACCTGGTCAAGCTTGTCGGCGTTGATGATTCGGCCGGGGTCACGATCCCCGATAATCGGCTCTACTCCGCAACTGCAGCCGGGGTGGATCGGCATAAGGTCTTCAACCCTGTATCTCTGTGTTGATGCGATAGAGCACAACGCGCAACTATCCCCGCCGGATAGAACCCTGCGATAGCCAACGATCCCGCTGGCCTGCATCGAGGTGCGAGATTGCTCGCGCATCGCTAGCAACATGTCAGTCCCCGCGAGAGACTGAAGCCGGGCACCGCCTGCCGCGACAGCGTCGCTATAGCTCGCACCCTGCGAAAGTTTCGTGTACACGGTGGCGGCCGGTCGTCGGTACACCTCGGCCGGCGGAACGCCACGGGCCGCCGTAGCCCTCGGATTGATGGCGGCACGAGGCTGACCCGTCAGGGTGGATATGTAGGCGTTGGTCACATTGGCTATTTGCTTCTGCCCCGATTCGATCACGGGCAGCATCCGGCGAACCATGCGGTCAATGTCGGCATCGCGGTAGTCCAGTGTTCCGGCCCACGCCGTCTGCGTGAACGCTTCCACACGCGCCCGGATGACTGCCACGGTTGCCCGGTGCGCGGTTGCTAGTTGCGCGGGTGTTGGCGCCATTAGGCGGGCGGCTCACTCGCAGCGATCGCCTGATCTGCGAACACCGCCGCCGATAGTTGCTCGTCAGCCCGGTCGGCTTCTTCTTGGGCGATCTGATCCGGTGACATTCCGAGAATGTCGCGCAGTATTGACTTCTGCGATTGTCCGGCGGCCTTCGCGGCAGCCGCGGCGGCGTAGCGCTCTGACATTGACGTTCGATCTGGCGGGCGGAATCCCACAGCAACAGTCTGATCGGGTGATAGTTCAGCACCGGCGACACGTAACGCGGTGACAAGCATCGACTCTAGTCCGACTTTGATGCGCGTGATCTCGTTGGACGCCTGGAAGTACAGACCCTCTTTCGCGTTCGCTGCGCCTTCGGCTGACTGATTCTCACCGCTCGGGATCAGTGTCGCGATGGGTAGTTGTAGGGCGGCGGCAAAGTCGCGTAGGTCCGTCTTTTCGCCGTCGAGTAGCGGGCGAATATCGGCCGCGGCTGACTCCCAGACTTCGATGCCTTCAGGAAGTTCCCATAGTGCGCCCGGCGCCGGTTCAAAGACTTTGGTGTAGTCGATGGTGTTGCCGTCGGGGTCCACGTCGGGTAGCGCCGCGCCATCCTTAGCGGTTAGCGCGCGCTGGCGGAATGCCTGCATCGCGGTAATCACAAGGCGGTTCAGCTTGCCCGCGTTGATCCTGTCAATGACATCGGTGTGCGCTTCGAAGAATCCGAGCCCGCCGATGCGTTCCATGACGATCACCGGCGGTGGCCCGTCGAACGTGTCAGCGGGTGCCGAGGCTTTCCATTCGTCTTTAGCGAATGACGATGGCTTGGTTTCGCGGGCGAACCGTTGACCCTCCCCTGCAGTCCACACGTAGGCGTAGTCCATGCCGTCGTCTATGTCTGTCCACACTTTCACGGCCGCGCGGGTACGCCAGCGGCGTAGCGGGTCCGTGGCGGCGTAGAACTGTTCCGGCGGTTGCGATGTGACAACAGGCCCGGCGGGGTCCGTACCGATGACGAGGTAGCCAACGGAACACGTTAGGTAGTCGCGGATGGCTTCGCCGATGACGATGTCTAGGTGATTGTCACGCCAGATGCGCCGGGCAATGATGACGGTGTCGTCGGCGTCGTCGCCGATCGTGATGCCGTTGGGCGTGATCCGATTCGCCAGGGCTTCCACGGCTAGGCCGCCGTAGTTGGTGCAGGCCTTCTTCTGGAATGCATCCCACGCGGCGCGGGTGTTATTGCCCATTTCCGGTAGCGGCGGGTTGCCATCGACGTAGCTGCGCAATAGGTCGATCCGTGCGCGGCGTGCTTCCAGTCGCTTAGTTAGCACTGGGAGCCATTCGGTGGGAGTGGTAGGCATCTACCCTCCTTGGGGATGTCTAGTAAAGGCGCCGCGGTGTGCGGCGTGTGCGGGTGCGCGGTTTCGCGGATGCCTTCAGCCCGTCCATCCGGCACTTAGCGGACAAGACGGCGGCCATTGCGTAGTCAAACTTGAGATCCACGCGGCCGCTCTGCTTCTGCATGATCCATAGCGGCTGGCCTTCGTCGTCTAGGATCTTCAGGTCTTTACGGCCCGCGTTGGCTATGTGGCGTAGTAGGTCGTCGTGTTGGTCTTCGGTGCCGCCGTAGGTGATCGTCTGCGAGTCGATGAACTCGAGGTATTCGCGGATCGTGTACGCCATCGCTTTAGGCCTGGCGGTCCACCATTCTTCAATGCGATCCGGCCAGCGGACGGACCATGCGCCCATCGTTTCCGTCCAGTGCGGCGGGTCGCCGTACATTTTGTACACGTCGTAGGTGTCCATGATGTGCTCGAGCGTGGCCGTGACTTCGGCCTCGTTCACTTCCCACTCTTCGACATTCGGCGGGCGTTCCCACGCGCCGAGCAGCTGCTGCATTCCGGTCGCCATATCGGTAGCGACGAACCCGGTGGCGTCGCGGAACCGTGCGCCGTCGAATCCTAGGGATATGAACGCGCCCGCCGGGATTACTTCGCCCGGTTTGGCTAGTGCATGGACCTTCTGAATGTCGAACGCCATTGACCCCGATTTGCGCCAGCGGTTCAGCCATACCCGCTCGAGGTAGGGCAGGTCCGCTTTCGGTCGGTCCCATTTCGCGGCGATCGATTCGAACTGTCCCGGCCCGTATTCACCCGCCGGGCCTGTCGCATCGGCAACGGCCTCCACGCGCTTATCCATTGTGGTCAAGTCGTCATGTTCTGGGCCTGCCCATCGGGCAAAGAAGAATAGTTTCGGGTCGGTGATTGATCCGTCTGCGATTAGTTCCGCCTCGGCGCGTACATCTTCCTGTACCGAATCCTGACCGGGTTGGCCTGCGGTGGATGTGTATAGCGCCCAAGGGTCTTCAAGCGGGCGCTTAACGAGGTTGGCGTCCATCGTGGTGTGGGCGGCTTTGGCTGACGGTAGGTGCAGCCGGTGAGGTTCGTCAAAGTGCTGGAATGACGTTAGTGCGCCGTCACGAGATCCGGGTGCGTTGGATACGGGTACGGCTTGGCCTGCGGCGTGGCCGCGGGAGTCTAGGACGACGATGCGATCAAGCGACGAGTCGAACAGTGCCGAGTCCGGGCCTTCATCGACAAGGTACTTCAGGACGCCGTAGGCGAGTTCGGAGACCTGTTTCTCGGTCACGGCCATCATCGGAATGTAGGGGAACTTGACCGGGCGGCCGACAGGGTTACCGCGGCCGTCGAATCCGTCGCACCTTACCGGCGCCTCCGGGTGTAGCTCGGTAAACGCTATCCACGCGGCCCACTCCGTCTTAGCGAGACCTTTGCGCCATTCGATGGCGCCGCGTTGGAATCTGCGGCGCCCGGCGAGCCGGTGGCCTTTCGGGTAGATCTCGTACAGCCGGTAGATGGCGGCGGTCTTTTCGGCGTCCAGTACGGCCGGTTCACCGGCTAGCGAACCGGGACCGAACACGCAGCGATCCTCAATGAAGTCCTTGATCTGCGGGCCGAGTGTCGGGTAGGACAGATCCAGCGCCGGAACGATCAGCGTCGCCACCCTAGGTGACGAGAGCTAGGCGCGGATCTTTGCCAGCGGGCGGCTGTTTCGGTGTCCGTCTACGACGTGCCTGCCCGCGGTCTTTCGATTCCTCCGCCGTTTCAATCGTCCACTCAAGTCGGCGACGATCGTATGGGGTCAGGCCGAAGGCGACGCGCTGTAACCGGATCTCAGAGGCTAGCTTGGAATCGGGTTGGCTCCAGAACTGATCCATGAGTACAGCCAGGACGAACAGCGCGTGACGGTCTGACGAGTGGTATTCGGCGGACATCGGTGATGCCCAAACGTCGGCCCACCATGTAAGCGTTTCCGGGTGCCACTCCAGCGGGATAACGGTGCCGTCTTTCGTGACCTCGTCCGGGCGCAGCGGAAGATTCGGCGCCGTGCGTTTCGTGGCGGTGGATAGTGTCGCGGTCGTCGATGCCTTATTGCGCCGTGCCCGCGTGCTTGCGTGTTTCTTGGCTGCCATCTCGGCATACCTCCCGTGTCGACTATGTTCGCTTCCTTCTTGATTCTGAAGGAGAGCCGGTAGTAGGAGAGCGGCCTACCTGTGTACTCGCTGAGGAACAGTATCGGGCTCTGGTCATCGTGTGTGACGAGCCGTCGGCGTTCGACTTCGGAAAGGTGTATCCACATGCGTCGTACTGCTAGAGTGCGTAACTCTACACCGCTGCATCGACCCACCACGGTCCTTGCCGCATGATGGCCCGGTCTTCCAGGACTGGGCCATCATGATCGACTGGCAGTGACGAAGAAGTTTTCGGGATTGGTTCCGAATCCCGTTCCGCAGGGAACCCAACAGCAGTCCGACACGACTATCGACTACCCAGTTCAAATACGAGCAATGGGCTGAATCGGCGCTAGTTTCCGATTGCGACCGACCTACATTCAACCCCGGTCTTCAAAGCCAACTGGCGTGTCGGGTGGTTCCCTAACCGTTTCGGCATCGGGTCAAAAAGCTCTTGTCTAACTCAGAAGACCGTACAAGGAACAATGTGCAGGGGCGCGGATAGGGACACACTTGTGTAGTCGTTGTCTTCCGCGAAATCCCGGCTGCCCTTGCGAAGCCTAGACAGGACGGTTGCGGCGGCGGTTTCCTGATAGCTCTTTAGCTCGAACTTCATTGGATTCCTCCTGTGTTGATCTCGAACGAATCCAAGTAGTTTTCGTATAACCGAACAGGCTCGACACTCGGAGGTAGCTCACGCACGACCTGCTGAAATACTGAGTTGGAATCGGTGACGATGAATGCGTGGCTCACAACGTCTGACGCGTTTACAGCGTTCACGAAGTCTCGCCAGCCAGCGGGGCCAAACAACACCCCGTACACCGCTTTCTCGGGCAGCGCCCACGATCCCTCGCGCTTGTCGATACGCGGACCCACAGCGCCAGCGCGCATCCACAACAGCGGCGCGATCGCCTCAAACGCAGCACCCAACGACACCCGATCTCGATCCTCATATGTCAGTTCGAGGAACTCGATGTTTTCGGCGAATCCCTCCCCAATGGGGAACTCATCAATGAATTTGTAGTCCCCGAGAATTGCTTCCCCTTCCGGGCTCCTTCCCGTAATCGCGGCAGTCACGCGCGGTTTCGTGACGTACTCAAATATCCCCTGACTTTCCCATTCAGGCTGCCCGGGGCAGTGTCCTTCCGCGCGTAGCACCGCCGATTCGCCCTCCGAAACCTCGTTGTTGGTTACGACAATCGACTGTCGCCTCCCTCCGTCTTGCCGGTTAAGCCGCGCCACTGCGTGGCATGTGGTTCCCGATCCCCCGAAGAAGTCTAAAACCAATGCATCCGGCTTGGACTTGGTGAAGAACCTCAGACAGTCCTCTACCGCGTAGAGGCTCTTGGGGAATGGGAACTTGCGACCCGGAAGAAGTTTTTGTAAGAGCCCTGTGCCGTGACTACCCGCATCATGGGAGACCTGATTCCAGACACTCCGTGGTGCAGCGGACTTTAAACCTTCGGCGAACTCAACAATCACCTCACCCTGCTTGCCTCTTCCCTTAATAAGGATCTCACCACGATCAATCTTCTCGAATGCGCCGGAGGAGAGGTAGTAGAACGGATACGAGCCCCGTTCCAGGTTTACGTTACCGGTCTTCAACCCGCCTCTAGACTGAATACTTCGCAAGGTCTCCGGTACAACCGACCAACTGTATTGGTGCCCGTCTTTGGTTGGAGGCCACGCCGGAGTAGTTCCAGTGGGGGCATCCACAGTGGACTCAGATACACCCATGGGTATCGCGTCACCTATCGAATGGATAGACCCATCGGAGTTGTTCAGGAAGATTGGGTACCACGAACCGGGATTGTTCGGACGGAGCCCCTTGCGCCCTGTGCGAGCCAGCCCTCTCCAACGGACATCCGTCTCAGATGCGTAATCCCTGTTGGTCAGCATGTCGCTGCCCGTCACTTGCAGACGTGCGGAACCAATGAATACGAAGAAGGCATACTCCTCGACACGAGAAAACTCGTTGTACCGTGCCGTCCCCTTCGGGTTGATGACGATACTGACCATCTGAATATTGGTTTCGGGGAAAACCTCTTCCAAGAGCAGTCCGAGACGTAGATACTCCTTCTCGTCAATGGTTGCGATCAGCACCGAATCTTCCGAATTCAGTAGCGTCTTCGCCAAACGTAGACGTTTCTCCATAAACGAAAGCCATTTTGAATGCCGATACGCATCCTCGCCGTCGACGTAGTCGTTGTTGTATTTCCAGTCCCGCGCTCCGCTGTTGTAGGGAGGGTCAAGGTATATGCAATCAACTTGTCCGGCGTATGAGTACCGCAGCGCCTCAAGCGCGTGATAGTTCTCAGCATTGATCACGGAGTGCCAGGGCTTGTCTCCACCTCGCTCGATCTTGTCGATTGATTTGAGCCCGGGGTAGATAGGTTCACCGAACTGACGCACGGCAACGAGTTCCTCTACGGGCCGCGTTTCGGTGACCATCTTCTTGTCGACGGATCGGGAGATGGTTGCTTGGCCTTTGGAGACTTTGCGGACGGTCCATCGCGGGGAGTCTTTCTCGCCGCGCTCTTCTACGAGGAGCCCTTTGCGAACAGGGTGACCCGGCAGACGCACGGACTCCGGTAGATGCCTTTCGAACACAAGCCCGAACTGCTTATCGTCTCGCACGCTCAAGAACTCGCGGGTCAAAGCGTCGCGAAGTGCTGGATCGTCCACACGTTTCAAAAGGTCGTCAATGGCTGCCATGTATACCCCTACTGTTGTATTGCATCGTAGGAGAAGTATCGGCACCAAAGCCGTTTCGGCATCGGGTCAAAAAGCTCTTGTCTAACTCAGAAGACCGTACAGGGAACAATGTGCAGTACCTGCCCGTGAGACGTGGC